GATCCATGTCAGCGCCTCGGCGACGACAGCCTCCGCAATTTCAGGGAACAATCGGTCCGCCATCGAAAACGCCGCCGTCGGTCACGTAGGAATAGGCCGAATCGTTGCCGGGCAGATGTGGAAAGCCGCGAAAATTCAGCGCATTGGCGAACTTCACCTTGCAGGTCGCTAAACTTTTGTCGCAGCCGGCCGCGATCGAAAAGGCATCGCCGGGCGCGACCGCCTGGCCGATGGACGGCAGCAGGACGAGGCTCGTCATACTTCCCTCCCGGCGATGGGCAACGACACGCTCAGAGCGGCCTGCACGCGCGCCGCTCGTCCAGGCCAGCGTGCCAGAGGAGAACCAGCCGGCCTCATAGGCTTCCAAGCCGGCCACTCCCAGCGTGTCGGACGCGCCGACCGCCGCGACGGTTCCAATCGCCGTGAAACCCGGTTGGTCGAGCAAAAAGCCACAGCGCGCATCGCCGAGTTCCGCGTCGCAGGAGCGCGTGACATAGCGGCCGTTCGGCTGGTCCAATGCCGTCACGAGACTTTCCAGTTCGGCAACGAAACGCTCGTCGCTGCGCGTGATCTTGCCGATGGTGGCCGTCCGGATCACGGCGAAATCCGCAGGCCGGCGCCAGTTGACCAGCAGCGTCTCCACCTTGGCGCCGTCGTAGAGACCGGCGGCGATATCTTCATCGCTGATGCGTCGCGAGGACAGCGCCCCCTCGACATCGACCGTATCGACGGCCAGCCCGAGCGAATCGCGCGCCTCGCTGGCGGAGAGGCCGGTTTCCGGCTCGAACGTCAGGCCGTCGACCACCAACCGTCGGTCATGGTCGGTAAAGCCCCAAACCGTGCCGTCGCGCCGGGTCAGGCGCCAGCAATGGCTGACGGTGGTGACGTCGCGGGCAAAATGGGCGGCGAGCGCCGCAGGATAGGTCGTCACAACTGAACCTCGACCAATGGGATGGACGGAATCTGCCCTGCCTTGAACGCCTTCAGGTTGATGGACAGGCGCTCGGCGTCGAAGCGCACCGGCACGTCGAACTCGTAGCCGGCGGTAACGACCGCCCCGGCCGGCGGAACATGGCCGGCAGCAAAGACGATCTCGCCGGTCGCGGCATCGAAGCTGAAGGCGGAGGGCGAGCCCTGCTCGACGGTCGCCACGGCGACCCTGAGACTTTCGAGGCGCGGCTTCATGACAAGGCGATGATAGGCGTCGTCGCCGGCGCCATAGACCTTCGCCAGCGCGAAGCGGTCGGTTGCGCCGTCGCCCGCGCCGATCGCCTGATCGAGCGCGGAGGGCACCGCGCCCGGCCGACAGGACTTCATGTCGAACGGATCGCGGAACCGGAAGGCGTGGAGAGAACCGCGCCGCGCCTCGAAGAAATCGATCACCTCATGCAGATCGTCCAGCGAGCGCACGCCGGTGCCGGCGTCGTAGTAGTGCCGCGACTGCGAAAACCGCGCATTGCGCTTCTCACGCCCCGACGTCAGTGCGACGATCTCGTTGCGCCGTTCCGGCCCGCCGGTCGCCCCGAAGGAGACGCCGAGCGGAAACAGCACGTCGTGGAAACTGGAAAGTTCGGTCACGAATAGCCTCAGAAGGTTCGGGTTCCGCGCGAGACGGCGCGCGCCAGCATGCCGGTGATCTGCGCCTCCGATTTGCGGAAGGAGGCGGCGTCCAGCGCGGTGACGTTGAAGACGACATTGACTGGTGCGGCGTTTCCGGCTGCTGCCACGCCCAGGCTGCCGTCGGCGCCGCGGCGCAGCGGCAGGATCGCCTCCGACCCTGCCTCGCCCATCAGACCGAGATCGCCGCCGAGCGGAAAATAGGTCGGCGCCGACACGACGCCGCCGCCGGCGAACGGCACGACATGGCCGGGCACGCCGCCCTTGGCGAAAGGCAGAATGCCCGCCAATCCGCCCACCAAGCCGGAGAACAATGAACCGGCCAGCGATTGCAGCGGTTGCAGGCCCTGCTTCAGCGCCATGCCTGCGAGGTTCAGGCCGATGCGGCGCAGCACGTCGTCGAACTCGCGCCCGCTGACGACCGCGCCCTTCAGCGCCCCGGCCATCTGCGCGCCGAAATTTTCCGACAGTTTGCCGAGATCCGCCAGCGCCGCCTCGAAGGGCGCCGTGTCGGCGCGAACGGATACGATGACGTCTTCGGCCAAGGTCAGGCCTCCTTATCCAGAGCATCGGGAAAGGCGCGCATCAGCGCGGCCAGATCGGCACGCATGGGTGCAGGACCGGGCGCAGACGAACGGGCCCGCACGGCATGACCGAACTCGACCGGCGTCATCGCCCAGAAGGCATCCGGCGAAAGCCGCAGCAGGCCGAAGCCGGTCGCCATCGCGTCGTCCCACGGAAAGGCGGGTCGCTCGCCTGCTGCGGCGTCTAAGGGTTTGGCGGGGTTGCTCCCGCGGTCGCGGAGCCGAACGTGGCCACCAGCAGTTCCGACACGATTGCCGCGAAACCGGCCGCGCCGGCGTCGCAACGCATGGCGCCGACCTCATCGTCGGCGACATCCTCGCCCGCGCCGCGCAGGCCGGCGCCGATCACCCGCATCATGTCGAGCGCCGACAGCCGTCCGGTCGAAAACCGGTCCACCAGCGCGGTAAGATCGTCCGCCGCGTAGGTCGCCTCCAGTTCGGCCAGCGCGCCGAGCGTCAGGCAGAGCCGACGCGGCCTGCCGTCGAGTTCGGCCGAAATCTCGCCGCGTCGCCGGTTCACGCTCATGCCGCCACCGCAAAGCTGACGGCGCCGGCCGATTCCAGCGCCATTTCGAAGGTCACCTCGCCGTCGTGTGCGCCCGAATATTCCAGCGAGGTAATCTGGAACGGGCCGGAGACGACGCCGAAATCCGGCACGGCCATCTGCCAGGCGGCGATCTCTCCGGCGAAGAACTTCGTCCGGATCAGGGCGTCGGACTGTGCATCCTTGAAGATGCCGGAACCGCTGACGGCGGCCCGCTGCACACCGCTGCCGGCGAGCAGTTCGCGCCAGCGCCCGGCTGAATCCGCATCGGTGATGTCCACCGTCTCGCTGTTGAAGGCGATGCGCTTGGACCGCAGGCCGGCTACGGTGACGAAGCTGCCCGAGCCATCGGAATCGAGTTTGAGAAGAAGGTCCTTGCCCTTCTGCGCGCCCATGCAGGCCTCCTGATTGTGCTGTCGATTGTAGGATTGATCCGGCGCGCTCAGGCGCCGTCCTCGATCATGGCGCGGAAGCGCAGCAGGCCATGATGAATCAGCAGATCCTCGTCGTAGCGCGCTTCCGAATAGTCCAGCCGCAGGGCGACCAGGCGATGGGTTTCCAGCGGAAGCGGCTCACCCAGCCGCACCCGAATGGCTTCCATGATGTCCAGCGTTTCCTTCTTGCCCTGGCTCTTCGACCAGACATGCAGGGTGAAAAGCTGTTCGGCGCCGCATTCGGTGGCGGTGCTCCAGTCGTAGATCCCGGTCATGCCGAACGTCACATAGGGGAAGCGGACATTTGCAGGCGCCTGATCGAACACCTTGGCGCCGCCGAGCAGTGCCGTCAGCGCGTTTTCGGCGCCCAGCGCGGCAAAAATCGCCTTCTGGAGATCAGCTGCGGCCGCGATCATCGCCATCCTCCTCCGTGCGCCGGTTCAAGGCCGGACGAGTCTGCCGTCTCTCCGACGGCGCCTGCCTTGCCGAAAGGGTGCCGCGCTCGGCCCGTTCGGCCAGATCGAGCGCTTTCCAGCGCAAGGCGCGCATGAGGCCGTCGAGCGTCATCGCCATCGTCACCTTCATATAGCCGTCTCCCGCGTCCGGCACAGAAGGTAGCGGCCGCTCTCGTCGGGATCGTGCACAGTGACGATCCGGAAGACACGGCCGCTGCCGGCGAAGCGCATGTCGGCTTCGACACCGGCACGACGACGCAGCGTGATGCGATGCGTCGCCGCCTCCAGCGTCTGTCCGGCACCGAAACGGCTGTCGGCCGAAACCGGCTCGATCCGGGCGAAGACCGTGGCGACGTCGCTCCAGCTTTCGGCAAAGCCGCCAAGACCGTCCGGCTCAGCTGTCACCGCCTGAAGCACCAGCCGGGTGCGCAGCGCGCCGGGATCGACAAAGGTTTTCCCCATCACAGCCGCCCCGCGCGATAGCCGGCGACGATGCGGTCGAAGCCGGCCGGATAGGAAACGGGCTGGTCGGCCGGGCCGTAGCCCGCGCGGAACTCGTACCAGTGCGCCACCAGAAGCAGGATCGCTCGCTTCAGTGGATCGGGTACGTCGGTGCCCGCCTCGCCGAAACCGGCGGTGAAGTCGATCTCCAGGCCGTTCATCGCGCGCAGCGGCGCGACAGGTGCGGTGAAATGGATGCGCGCCGGCCGCGACACGGCATCGACCTGATAGGTATCGGGATCGATCACCGACCCCTCGCCTTCGCTGCCGAAGGCGGTGATGGACTGCACCTCTCGCAGCGGATGAATCCTGACGAGCACGCAGCCGTTTTGCGGCCAGTCGTCGAGAACGAGCCGCCAACTTTGCGCAAGCAGCGCCATGCCGGTGCTGCGCTCGACCTCCTGGCGGGCGGCGCGGACGAGGCCGGCAAGAAGGTCGTCGTCATCGCCATGGTCGATGCGCAGATGGGCCTTTGCTTCGGCGAGCGTCACCGGTTCGGCGACCGGGTCTACGGTGCGGATAAGCGTCATGCGTCAGCTTTCGTAGGGGAAAGAAAAAGCGGCTCCGGCGGGGAGGAAACACCGGAGCCGCCGCCAACTCCCGCCCGCTCCTGCGAGCGGCGGGAGAAGCTCAGGCGGTGCCGAACTTCAGCAGCTTGATGGCGTCGAAATCCTGTACCCCGCCGCCGACACGCTTGGTCGTGTAGAACAGCACGTAGGGCTTGGCGGAGTACGGATCGCGCAGCACTCTCACGCCCGCGCGGTCGACGACCAGATAGCCGCGGCTGAAATCACCGAAGGCGATCGGCGTGGCGTCGGCGCCGATGTCGGGCATGTCCTCGGCCTCGACCAGCGGGAAGCCCATCAGCATGGCGCGCTGGCCGGGCCCAGCGGGGGGCTGCCACAGATAGTTGCCGTCGGCGTCCTTCAGCTTGCGGATCGCCGCCTGGGTCTTGCGGTTCATGACCCAGTTGGCGTTCTGCCGGTAGCCGGCCTTCAGCGTATAGACGGTGTCGATCAGCACGTCCGACTCGTCGGCAGCCGGCCAGCCGCCGGAAACGCCGGTCAGCGTGTAGCCGATCTTCCCCCACGCCCAGGCGCTTTCGGCGACCTGCGTGTAGCTGAGGAAACCCTTCGGCTTGGCCGTGCCGTCGCCGCTGACGAAGGCCGTGCCTTCCTGCTCGGCGAAGGCCGCCTCCACTTCCACCGAAATCCACTGGTCGAGATCGACGACGGAATCCTCCAGCAGCGACGCCGTCGCCGCAGGCATGGCATAGAGCTCCATCGTCGGGAACTGCAATTCGGCCAGCGTGGTGGCGCTGGTCTGCGGGCGCTCGGCCGTTTCCGCCACCCAACCGACCGCCGGGCCGGTGGCCGAGAACGGCTTCTTCAGAACCGCCGCGGAAACCTGCCGCACCGAAGCAATGGAGCGGATCGGCGAGAGCGCCGACAGGCGTTTGCCGATCTCGGTTTCCGTCTCGGGCGGGACGAGATAGCCGCCGTCCTGCCCAGAGCCGCCAAGGTTGGCCGACATGGCCTTGGTGTCCAGCGAACGCAACCCACGGTCGTCGCCGGAGCGCATATAGGCGTCGAAGGCGGCCTTGTGTTCGCTGGGCGCCGCTCGATCCTCGCGGCCGAGAACCGGCCGGATGCGCTTCAGCGCCAGCATGTCGAGTGCCCGCTTCTGCTCGTCCAGCGTACGCGAGATGCGCTCCACCTTCTCGCCGGTCAGCACGTCGGCGCCGAAGCGGCTTTCGAGCTGCGCCAGTTTCTCGTCGTTGCTGTCCTTGAAGGCCTCGAAGGTGGTCATGAACTCGCCGAAGGCGTCCTTCAGGTCGAG